GCGAGTTACACCTTTCATTGCCTGTAACTCAAAAGCATCGAAGATCATATTGTGTAGCGTCATGTAACCACAGTCCATTCCACGACCATACATGCCTGGATCAAACCCAAACACTTCATACAGTGCGTGACGGTACGAACCACGATCTTTCACTTCTGCTTTGTACATTCGTTTGATTACAGCATAGAATGCATCTTCGCGTTCTTCTTCAGTTAAACCATTCCACCATTCATCATTCTTGGCTTCATACTCTGCATGTGCTTGACGCTGTGCTTCACGTATTTCGTCTAAGGCAGCGAATAGTCCTTCTTTTTTATCACTCATAAGTTCTCCATCCATCTCTTATCAATTGTAGATCAATTGGTTTATAATCTACATTCTCACAACATACATTGATGTAATTATCATCAGGCACAGTAGCAAAGTGAACGTGACCATGAATGTTCGGTTTGCCTCGCAGCTCAGCTGGATGCATAGGAGCATGACTAATCCAAAAACCATACTGACTTTTCAAACCATGAACTGCTCCAAACAACTCAACCATTCTACCTACATTAGCTAACCGATAAGCATTATCAGTATCGTGGTTACCCAAAATAATGCGAGTGTGAGCAAACCTTTCTGCAATAGGCTTACCATACTTCTCTAATACTTCAGCATCAAAAAACATATCACCCAACATCCATAGTGTATCGCGTTTGTTACCAGTCTTCATGATGTTCTCAAAGATCAACTCGTCATTCTCTTCGTGACAAGAAAACTGTGTGCGATACTTACTAATGCCGCGATGGCCAAAATGACAATCGCTAATAAACCATACTCTACTCATTTTTATAATACTCAAAGTTACCGAAGATTTCAGGAGCCTGTTCTGCTGCTTGTATCATGTCATACTCACCTGGATAATGCTTTAAGCAGCTTTTTGCTTCCGCTAATAAATCTTCATAGTGGTGGGCATACTCACCTTTCAAAATAGCAACTAGAAACTGTTCGGTTCGTAATACAGAATTGCGCCTTTCGTAGTTCATCGTCATTACTTTATATCCTCAACATACATCGCAAAAAACTTTCTCAACATCCACCGTTGAAATCTGTTTGGTTTAACACAACAGTAGGATTCGAACACCATGTTTGCATCTTTACCGATTCGCATCTGCATGTTGGGTTTCGGCGGTGGTGTAAATATTTTATACTGTTCTGATATTCGTGTGTCCATCACTCTACCTCGACAAACAGACCTTCAGCACCACGATCCATGATTCGAGTCACAGTCAAAGGTTCTTGTTCAGTTCCTTCGTGAATCTGATCCCAATAGATTTTACCACCAACTTCAACGAATGGTCCACCACTTGGATCAAAGAAACCAAGATCGTCCATATCAATACCATCTTGATATTCTCGACCACCGAAGCGCATATGGTTCATACTGCCTTCGTCCATATTGAAACGATAGAGATTATCATCATACTTGACAAAACAATACTCAACACCGTATCTATTTTTCATTCAACTTCTCCCATTTCTCTACTTTCAATCCGCACTTCAGTAGGAACTCTAAACCAGCAGTACCTTTCGGATACTCATCACGATATACTATTCTATCAATTCCTGACTGATATGTCAACTTCGCACAATCGAGGCAAGGTAGCATTGTGCAGTACAGTGTCGCACCTTCACACGATTCGGTACTTCGTGCGACCTTGGCAATGGCGTTCGTCTCGGCGTGTAACACTTCAGGTTTGGTTTTCAGTGTCTGGTCGTATTCTGTTATCACAACATCTTCGCAGTTGTTATCCCAACCACTTGGCATACCGTTGTAACCAACACTCAACACACGATTGTCTTTTACGACACAACATCCGACCTTCGCTCGTCTCGCACTACTCAACTGCGAAAACGTTTGCGCTATCGCCATGTATGCATTATCCCACTTGTTCATAATCAATCACCTAGCATCGCAAGGAATGCTTTAATACCATAGATAATAATACATGTTAACACAATACCACCTATCGTGTCAACATGATTTGAAATAATTGAAAGGGCCGCGTCGGTAAGACTGTCGAAGAATGCGATTAGAAGTTTGATACTACTCGCCACGATCCTTCTCTCTCTTGGTCTTTACGTGATAGACCGTTGAATAAAACATCATAACAACAACATTGAATGCTAGCAAGTATATGAGTGCCCAACCCCAACTAGTCAACATCGCCACCATACCAATCAAGTGCTAACTTGAACGCAGAAATGTATTCGCTGATATACTGAATGTCCTTCACAGGATCACTATCGAACACACAGATACCATCACCATTCGAACGTTCCTCAAGACTCTGTTCGAGACCTTCAATGCTTTGTTTCAATTGCTGAACAATGATCGCATCAACCTGTTCGTCTTCCATTTCAAATGTTACTTTCATCTTTCACCACCTTACTCAAAGTCCACGATCCGTCACCATTCTCAGTCCACACAACCTGATCACCAACCTCCCATCCTACTGATTCCATCAGCGCATCTGGAAATGATAAAATCAAATCATCTCCGTCTTGTTCAATTGGTAGAGTGTACGATGTTTTAATTTCCATTATTCACCTCTAAATTTACTATTCACATTTAACATCGACTCAAGGAACTCAACATCAGCCCCGTTGAACTTGCCCATGTTCATTAGAGCATTTACGTCCTTGGGCAGACAATGACCACCGAATCCAAACTTACCATCAGGTCCAGGTACTTGCGAGTGACTGGTGCCAATACGAGGATCAATTCCAATTGCATCCACCATCACATCGAAATCTTCGTAACCCATCGCATGATAGATCTGATACATTTGATTCCAAAACGTTACCTTCATTGCAAGGAAGTTGTTCTCAACGTACTTAGCGAATGCCGCTTGATCACGTGAACAGAACTTCACGTCTTTGAGGTGCGGGAGCACAGGTTTGAATAACTCGTGCCAGTAACGCATCGAACCACCACCATAGATGGCAAACGTCTGATTCAGAAACTCATCTGTTGGTGTGCGATTGCTGTTTGAACTTGCAAGGAACTCAGGACTGACCGTAATGTCCAGATGATCATTGACCTCTAGAATGTCTGGTGTCACCGCACTCTTGATCAGGTACTTGACATAACCATACTTCTCGAACACTGCCTCGACGTTCTTGCGTTCACAACAACCAGCATCATTCATAGGTGTTGCAACACACACGACCACACCATCGACTGGATCGCCCACGTTAGGGTCGTAATTATAACCCTTGAATGGGTCGTCGATATACACGTCGGCCCCGCTATGTTTTTCCAATGCCGCATGTACCGCTTGACCAACAGGTCCATAACCAGCAATTACAATTTTCTGCATCAATCACTTCCCATAAAGTTGTCTAATAATTTTTCACCCTTAGCATCTATGTATGTACACGCTTCGTGCAACTTCGTGACCAAGAAATAAGTCACATCCCACACAAGTACGGGTAATGCGACTAAAGTGATCTTACCGACTCGCCGCCAGTTTATGTTTTCTAAATATTTTCTCATGATACATCCCACTCCAATATGCTAGCATCTACACCTTCACGCCCAAGCGTATCTACATGCGCTTGGGCTGAACTTTCGAAACAGTGAGTGGTGCTGTGCTCAACACCATCACTGTCTTTCCAAACCACAACGTAAACTATCATGTCCATATCTATCTCCTTAGTAGTACCAAGAGTTGTAGTGCTTTGCTTCCGCAGTAGTAGGACGGGCAGAAGAGAAAGAATAAGTCTTGAACCCACCGTAGTTGTCAAGTCGTTTCTTGATCTCTTCACCGATGAAGGCGTTAGGAACCGCACGAACCATTCGAGACATGTTACCTTCAGAACCTTCGACAGTCTCACACGCAATCGGGCGAACAACAACAGTCTTTGGTGAAGGTTTCGCAACAACTTGGTAGAGATCAACTTGGGTCTGTTCGAAACCCCAAGAGTCAACAAACAGATCACCAACCTTGACAGCGTTGGCACGCTCTTCTTTCTGCGCTTTCATGTCTAACTTGCGCTGGGCACGTGACTCGATCGCTTTGAGGTGAGACTTGATAAAACGCTCAAGTGCTTCGGTCATTCGCTCAAACGAAGAGTAACGGTAGTGAAACTCGTTCACGAAACCGAGACGGGCACGTTTAGAAGGGCGATCACATCGAGCAACAAGACGGTCAGTGTCGACAGTAAGATTGAAACCGTTGGCTTCGTAAGTGGCAATCAAATCGTTCATCATAATATAGTCTCTCTCAAGGGTCAAAATTCGGGGTCTCTCCCCAACTCACAAAGCTATTATCTCAGAAACCGCTGGGGATTGCAACTCTTTTTAAAACATTTTTTAGATCAATTTGGCATAAAAAAAGGGAGTTTAGAACTCCCTGTTATAATGCTTACTACTTAATCAATGAGAATGGAACCAATTTTCCAAGGTCGTATTGATCTGAAAACTTTGGTGCCTGAGGAATAACACCAATGATTTCAAAGCGATCCTCGTAGGGAATGTTTCCAATATTGATGTGAGAACCAAGGTGGCTATCAACATTTGAATCCATCAAGCGGCAGTTCTGTTTAACCTTCTTGACAAACTCAAGGTGGTCCATCTTCACTTGGCTTTCGCGCCCAGATCCCGAAAACAAAATTACTTTAGCAGGTTTGCCTTTTTCTGAAGGTAATACCTCTCTGCAAAAGAAGCGTTCAGCGGAATTTGATCCGCTGGAAGTCAACAACTTCACACCAGAAAGATCGTGTCCATGGTTTTGTAACCACTCGATCCACTCATCACGCGACTTTACGCGCACGTTAGTGTTACCTTCAGAACACTCTTTGAATACTCCATCGATGATGCGCGTGATCCAATGGCCACCTTTTTTATAAAAAGAGTAGATGTCACATTTCTCTTCGAAAAACTCCAAAAGATCATTGCGATCTAGGGCAACCTCTCCCTCTTGAACAACCTGCATTCCAGCAGAGACGAAGTCTTTCCAACCTAATGGGCCCGCGTAGGGGTGTTTGTTCGAAATAATACCCGCACCAATTTTATTGGATAAGGGTGTCTCGGAAGGTTTTTCGGTGAAAATTGCACACGGTATTTCACCAACCCCCAGTTTTTTCGTTTCTTTTGCGCGTGTGCGCCCATCTATAGCTTCGAATGCTGTGATGGAAAACATCGGAGGTTGATACGTTGGATCAAACCCGACTTCCGAAAGGGACAATCCCAGTGGTTCAGCATCTGGAGTACCTTTCTCACGTATGCCGAGATTATCGTCTGCTAGAAAATGGTTTACTGGACGAAACGCCATACCACAATAGACCAGATGGGGGAATTTCTCCTGCCAATATGCCATTGGGAACTTGGATTCTAGGATTTGAAGAATTGCTGTTTTTCCACCAAGGTGTGCATAGATATCATTAGTCATAAAATATTTCCTTTAAAGTTAAACATAAGTTCAGTTTTTGGTACACAGTTGCTTTCGCTTTCGTGTCACCGTTTTTATATAGTATCAAATTCAGATACCTTTGTCAACTATTTTATTGCAATTGCGCCAATAAAAAGATGATTCTGCCAAAAAGGATTGATCTTGTGTGGATCAAATCCTGCCGTCATCAACATGGAGTGTAGATCGTTCCATGTGTTTGGTTTTAACATGTGACGGAGTTCTCGTTCTTTGTCAAGAATATCACTATCCGTAAAATTCTTTCTTTTGTAATCGTAGTATGTGAATGTAAGAATCTCTTGAATACGTGCACATCGAGCCATTGTCTTCTCAGAGAAAATAAATGCACCACCAGACTCAAGACCATTATAAATTTGTTTGAGCACATCTCGTCGACTCGAAGGTGGCATGAACTGCAAGGTGAAAATTGAGGTAATCAACGAGCAGTTTTCGAATTTGAAGTTGCGTATGTCTTCGTTCAAAAACAATGCACCCCCAATACCTTCTTTTTTAATTTCATCCGATCGATTAGACATGTCTTTCACAAACCCAGACGCATACTCAACACCAATGTAATTGGCATTGGGTGCAAAGGTGTGGTTCTGACGCATCATTGCATGAATGGTTTTACCCGTCGAACAACCAATATCAACAACGGTTTTATTGTCCTCGACAAAGTAACGCGACAGATTCACGATATCATTATGTAGTTCATTGTAACCACGAATCGAATGTTCGATGTGATTATCAAAACCTTCGTCACGGTGCGCAAAGGTAAAATCAGGTTCTTTCATTATATACTCTCAAAACATTTTCATAAACAGATTCAGCGATTGATTTCATCATCAGAGGTGGAACCATACGACCAATACGTTCTGCTTTTTGATTCCATTTACCTGTGAGTCTAAAATCATCTGGAAGAGACATTATACGCTTTAATTCGCCTAATGTCAACTTTCTTGGTTCACTCCAATGAAACGCACCCGCAGTAGTATCACCCGAACCCATCGCGGTAAGAGTTGGAGCAGGTGCCTCCAACGATACACGCTTTAGATTGAAGTGATGACCCTTTGGATGATAGTCCGTACCACTCAACACTTTTGCAGGAAACGCTTCCATTTTAGATCCAGTCTGTTTCCAATACGCAGTATTAGAAAACTTTTCTGTTAGGTACGCAACCTCTTCTTCGTCATATTCAAGATCTACCAACGCTTCTTTTAATGTGACTACTGTTCGAGAAGGTGTTGGGTAAATGTGATTCATTGTTAAGAAATTGAGACCAACTGCATTTGCAACGTCTTGTCGAACCGCAATGAATATTACACGCGAACGTGTCTGTGGAACCCCATAGTATCGAGAGTCCATAACTTCCGATATAACTTCATAACCAATTTTTTCAAACTCATTCAGAATGCGATGATAATACTCTTTGGCCTCACCAATGGTCAGACCTTTCACGTTCTCGCCAACGATAACTTTCGGTTGTATTTCATTTGCAACACGAATAAACTCAAAGAAAAGATCTTCAATGTTCTCGACTATCTTTCCATCAGAGTATTTTTTAGTCTGACCCCAACCATCCGAATGTTTACCGTCCGTTGAATGAGACAGTTTACCCGCAACCGAAAACGCAGAACATGGGGGTGACCCATCAAGAATATCCAGTTCACCTTTCTTCAGACCTGTAAGATCTAAAAAGGTTTGACCCGTCAGTTCTTTAATATCATTAGGTACAATCGGTGTATCAGGATAGTTTTCGCGATAGGTGTTTTGAGCCTCTTCGACGAACTCATTGATACACAGAATCTTACCGCCGGCAAGACGATAACCCGTAGACGAACCTCCACCCCCAGCGAAGGTGGAGATTACGTTAAACTTGTTCTGACTCGACGCAGCGTTTACATCCGCGAGAGTGTAAGGTGTGTACGTCATACTAAGATGCTTGTTGTTCAGTTACAGGATAACCTTTGTACCATTCAAGCACAGTATCAACGCGGAAAGATCGCCATGCGTCTTTATCCAACGCCCACACTGCGATGTTATCACTTGCGTCTTTCTGTTCAATCAGTTCGGGTACATTACCCTTAGATAGTTCGCGATTGAGTGTACACGGCATCGTGCGGATCTCTCCATCGTAAATCTTTTTGAAAACTACTGTGACGGCACCATCTTGTGCCGCTCTTACAAAACCTGTCATATCAATTTGTTTGGTACTCATAATCTGCCTCTTTTACAAAAATTCCATCAACCATTCGACCTTTACGATCTTTAATGTCATTATACGCTATTTTACAGCACTCTGTCAAGGTTAATCCTCGTCTTTCGGCAAGATTAACCAAAACGACAATGCAATCACCAATATCGTCACTAATATCACGCCCTTTACACACGTTATCACTGAGTTCACCCACTTCCTGTATGAGTTTGCAGACCTGATCTTTGTCTGTAGCACCATCGATCAGGTTACGATCGTAGTGCCACTCTTTAATCAAATCAATGCATTCACAAAGTTCTTCACATTCAACTGTCATTATGCCACCTGTTTTGCGTCACTGCTGTTCAAATAAGCCATCAGATGTTCCGGACTTGAGAACTCATACGGATCATCTTCTGCGTTGTCGCGCATACTCGCCTCACGGAAAAATGCTTCTACGACACCATCGTCAACGACCATAGCGTAACGCCACGAACGTTTACCAAATCCGAGATTGTCCTTGTCGACCAACAAACCAACCTTCTCTGTGAACGTCCCTGATCCGTCTGGAATCACTTTCACGTTCTCTAACTTCTGATCACGCGCCCACGCATTCATGACAAACGCATCGTTGACCGACATACAATAGATCTCATCAACACCTTTCTTTTGAAATTCTGGGAACATCTTTTCGTATCCCGGAAGTTGATAAGTCGAGCAGGTCGGTGTGAATGCCCCAGGTAACGAGAACAGGATGACTCGTTTACCTTTGAAGTAATCGTCCGTTGTTTTATCTTCCCATCGGTATGGGTTTGGACCTTCGATGCTCTCGTCACGTACTCTTGTTTTGAAAATAACTTCAGGAAGTTTATCACCTGTCTTAATCATTGGCCTGTCTCCTTTTAAACCATTGTCTAACATAATATTTACGAACCACGGCAACCATAAAGAACATTGCTGTCATCGCAAATGATATTTCTGTTGCACCCCATTCCCATGAAAGAAACAATGCCAGAAAAATATAATTCAGAATTAAATTTAACGGTGTTGCAATCGCAGTATCGCTAACTGATTCTTTTAGCGCGGAGTAATCAATTTTAGCCACTGTAGATATCGTCCAACATATCCGAGAATTGTTCGACTTTATCGAGACGATTCGGCCAGTAAATGTAATCCTTTTCTGGATTCTTCTTGAGATTGTTCAGAAGAGGTTGAACTGCATTGTACAGTTTCTCCAACCTCTCTTGAACAGTGTCAGCCGCAGTTGTTGCTTCCCGAACCGTTTCAAGTTCGTTCTCGGTAACTGCGGTAAACCCGAAGTCAAAAATGTCGTCACTCATTTGCCATGTACCCTATCATGTTCGTACAACTTCAGAAAACCATAATGAATCGTTTTCATAATGTCTTTGCGCCAGTCGTCAGGGGAATTCCCTTTCTTACCATATCGATCATTGTACTTATCGATATTTCCAGAGAAGAACCCCATACCATGACCTCGATCTACAATGATCTCAGAGGACTGTAAACCACCTTGCCCATAGTGACCACTGTAAGTCGAGTCAATGTATTTTTTAAACTCGTCTATCAATTCATCTTCACGAAACTTATAATCAATCATCAATTTACCTTCTTTTCATTCCCATTCATGTCAGTTACTAAAAACTCACCATCTTCATTTATCTCAATACGTTTCGCATTGAATATTTCGAGTAATCCCATCCAGAGTTCGGCCGCGCCCTCTCTAACACCATTATATTTTCCTACTTGATACGAAATGAATAACATACCTGTTGCAATTGCGGTGTGTACATATGGATCCATGTGATGCCCCTTAGAATACTTTTATACCTTTTAGTTTTTCTCCTGAAGGTGTTTTGTCAAATACAGGAACATCCTCATCGTTCAGAATGTCTTGTTGTGACTCATCAACATCATACAGCTTCATCTTTGATCTGTCAACCCCGACCACAAATCTTTTATCAACATTTGGGTCGTTGTAACGATTCTTCAACTGTTTCACCATAATCTGACCAAGCGATGAAAGTTCATCATTGGAGATTAATGCAAACATCAAGTCAGCAGTCGCTGGTAGACCAAACGATTCGGATGTATCTTCCAAACCAACATCTGAGTTGGAGTATCCAGATCGAGTAGTCTGAGTCGCAGACACAATAGGTACATTAAACTCAACCGCAAGACCACGAAGTTCTTCAGCAATCGATTTAATGTAACTGTATGAGTTAATCGAACCACCCATACCTTTCATTCTCGATGATGCACATATATTTAGATAATCTATGAAGATAAGTTCTGGCACAAACTTCTTCTTTAACTTCAGTTCGTTCAGAAGCGCACGGAAGTGACTCGAATGCGCCTGCCCAGTTGGATACTCTTTAATGATTAACTTACCATTAGTTTTGCTTGCGATCTTCTCTACACGATCACGAAACATGCTTTGCGACATATTCTCAAGTTGATCGATTGCGACATTCATCAGATTGGCGTCAATGCGTTCTGCGATTCTTTCTTCAGCCATCTCCATTGTGATGTATAACACATTGCGCCCCTGTGAGAGCGCGCTAGCCGCGACGTGACACATAAACAACGATTTACCAACACCTGTACCTGCAAGAGCGATGTTCAACGTCTTATTGGGTAATCCACCCTTAGTGATACGATTAAAGTAGTCAAGGTCAAATGGAATACGTTCTTCCTGTTCGTGATAGAACGCATAACGCTCATCGACATTCTCAAGATAGTCGTGACCTATGTTGGTGTCAAAAGAAACCGCTAGCGCGCTCTGGAGAATGTCTGGTAGGGCATTCTTTGTCAGTTCTTGGTGTTTACCATCAATCACCGAGATGGACTCCATGATCGCCAAATAGATTGCACGGTCTTGACACCATTTCTCAGTCGTATCTAACAACCATTGTTGGTTCTCTTCGTTCTTTGTAAAGATGCTGGGCAGAATGTCCAATGCGTGAGAATAAGTCTGTTCGTTGAACTTATCGGATTGATCGATTTCAATCTTGAATGACGAAAGTGTCGGTAGTTTGTTATATTTACCGACAAATCTCAACACTTCATTAAATAGTAATCTATACGTACCTTCGAAGTATTCTTTTTTAATAAATGGAATGACCTTACGCATGTAAGGTTCATTCGTCAATAGATTTTGTAGAATGGTTTGTTCTAAATCAATCTTCACTTTCACCCTCTGGTTCGCCTAATACTAAAGACCCGTCACGGGCCGCTTCTTCAAGAAGCGTTTCGAGAATAGCACCTACCGTTTGTTGCAAGTCGGCGTCGTCTTCCTCTATACCACCTGGAGATGATATTACCATAAAATTGAAGTTAATGCAATCTGATTCTGCATTAAACGCAATATTACCGAAACGAACCACTGTTTCGACAAAGTCGCCTCTTAGAATGCGAACATCCCACGCCTGCTCGTTGTAACCTTCACCCGAAGGGATCATTTCATAGTCGACCCCCTCAATCATCTTATCCAGCATTACTAGTCTTCCTCCATCTCTAGAATCTCATCAAGGTTCACCTGATTTGGATTGCCTATACAGTACTGCTTCTCAACAAACTCATGGAACTTAGGATTATCCAGAATGTCTTTCCAAAACTCTTCACTGCGAGTGTCTTTCTCTCTCACCTTATTTCCAAGAACTTCGCCAGTCTCAACATCAACCAATTGATACCAACCATTAGAAGGCTTGATAACAAAACCACTGGCAAGACCAATGTCCAACAAACCACTAAAACGCTCAATACCACCATCCCAAGAAACTGAGATAGGAATCTTAGACTTCTCTTTGACATAACGAGATTTCTCTACATTTATTATGAAATCATATCCAGTGACTTCAGTTCCAGTTTTATTCTGACGACGACCAAGAATCCAGATGTTGTCAGCGGAGTAATAAATCCCTGTACCGCCACCTACGATGTCTTTGGGGAACAATCCGATCTCTTTGTACGTATGATTGATCGCCAATAATGGAATGTTCTTCATCGTCAGATACGGAGTCGACATACGGAACAGACCTTTCAGTGCTTTCGCACGTGACATGTCCGCAACAGACTTCTCATTGATTGCATCTTCAAGTTCTTTCTTGGACGCAAGGTTACCGATCGAGTCAATCACAATGATGACTTTGTCAGTCTTCTCCATCGCTTCTAACTGACTGATCAGATCAAACTTGAGTTCTTCTACGTTGGTAATTGGTGTGTGCAACACGCGAGAGGTGTCAATACCAAACGCATCGAAGTAAGATTGTGGTGAACCAAACTCAGAATCGTAGAACAACATAACTGCTTCAGGATCTGACTTTAGATAAGCCGCGGCGATCTTCAACGCAAACGAAGTCTTGAAGTGTTTTGATGGTCCCGCAAGAACTGTAAGACCAGATGTAAGACCACCGTTCAGTTTACCAGATAACGCAACGTTCAACATAGGAACATCGATTGTGGTAATTTCTTTCTCGGAAAAGAACTGTGATTTATTCAAGATTTCAGTAGTCTTGACTTTTGAGTTCTTCTTTAGTTTATCCATTATTGACATATAGTTTCCTCATGCGTTGCGATAAGCATACTCGACTGCTCGGTCTGCTTCTATTTCAATAGGTCGATTAGTATACCACATTCCTGTGTCATTGTCAAGTTGCCTGCAAAGGTCCGCAATCTGTTTCGCAGTGATTGGATAACCACGCTTGATTGCATTGCCTGCTGTTGCTACCATGATTTGATACATTTTGTGATACCAACCCGTTTTCGTGATAGTTTGATATTCCATCGCAAGTTGCTTTGGAAAGAATGGGCAGTCACGATAGTCTGACCATGATATGTGTGTATTGTCTAACGATTGTTTACGATGTTCAACTACCGCCTTCTGTAACTCAGGTGGTAGTCGATCTAGAAAAGATTTACCTTCACGTTCTTTGTAAGGGTGTTTTGCTATAAGATAGTCCACATCCACAGCGTCACCAGAATTAACAAACAAAAAATTGTCTGCACCAGCGTATTGCGCAGGAATGTAATACATTCTTGATAAGTCTTTAGTTTGTTTATCTCCGATGTCTCCCAACTCGGCATTAAGCGCATACCAGAACTGTTTGATTTCCTCTCTCTCAACTGTTCGTGTAAGATCGAAGACGAGTCTAAACTTCGGATGATCGCTCGTACTGCTCGCAGTAGAGTAACAAACATAAGACCACCGATAAAACTTACTAACAAGTATTGACTCAAGATTCTCCCCATTTGTTTCAAAATCATCAACGTCTACTGCGGCCCAGCGACCCCAGTATTCGACGTTCTTGTTGCTTCGAGTTGTACCCTCAGTGTAAACGGCGGGACTGATCAACTCAGCATCCTGCTTACCTGCACGAGGTGTTTCAGATAGATCTGATAACAGACTGGTGAATGAACGCCAGTTGTCAAACTTCATCCTACGATGAGTTTTATTGTCATAACGATTTTTAAATATAGTCAATTCGTACATAATTAGAAAAAGTCTTCGAGACTAGCCTTAGGTTCAGAATCCCATCCGACTGCATCCAAAATTGGTGTCAGTGGATCAAGGAATGTCTTTTCAAACATTTTATCATAATCAATCGAATTATGCAACCTCAATTCTTTCGGAAGAGTCATCGGAAATGAAACGACATTTTCTCGAATCGCATTTGGAACTTTCAGATATAAGAACTTGATTTTCTCACCATCCTGAATTCGTTCGTATTTGTTCGTCAGACCTTCTTTCTTTACGTGATGATTATAAAGTAACGCGCCGCGCACGTGAATAGGAGTACCCTTACCATAGACGGTCTTCCTATCAACCCACTTAGTGATTTCGGACACACCACGAGGAAACGCAATCTCTTCGGGTGTAAGGTTCTTAAATTGGGACTTAAAGTCAGAAATAAACCGTTGTGTGTCGGATTCGGTACCTTCTATGATGACTCGAAATATCTCTTTGAACTTATCACGAACGACCTGTGGTGTGCTAGACTTAATTGCTTCGATACCCATCATCTTCAACTTGGGTTGTGCGTACTGAACACCTTCGTTGTTGTGTACATTCAATATGTATCGTTTCTTTGCCATCCAGATACCACGATCAGCAATCGCTTCTCGTTTCATGATCATGCGATTCTCATACGCAGAGGTATCATCCGCCAAGGTCTGGTAGGCCATGTCGAGGACCTTCTCGAAATGGTCTGCACAGATCTTATCTAGAAACTTGACTGGATCTTTTGGAGCGAACTTCTCAACCAGAGGTGACATGTTGATATAAACTGAGTCGGTGTCGATCGCAATAACATAATCTTTATCAGTCTCAAGAATTTTATTCAGTTCATCGTTGACGGCTTTCTCAGCACATTTGATCGCTCGTTGCCCAGATAGTGTTACACCTTCTGCAATTTTGTGATCGAAATACCGGAAATATTTGTTGGCCAACGCACCATAAAGACTATTCATTAGGATCTTGATGGCCATCTGTTGATTATCTAACTGACCAATCATCGTCTCTAATTTCTTCGTAGGTGCTTTCTCATACTCCTGCTTCAGTTCAAGCATTCGCTTCTTGGTGGAAACACGATTGTCATAGAACTTTCGAATCACCTTGGGAATGATACCCTCGAAATCTTTTCGAAACATTGCACCGTTGGCACACTTAGAAGTATCCACAGATTCGTCATAACACATCGTTTCGGGTGACATATTATACTGTACAATAATGTTTGGATACAGAGAGTTCAAGTCAAACGATACCACCCAGTCATGAGCACCAACCATAGGATCTTTTACATAACCACCAACAATCTTACCCGCATCATGATCGATCGATGGGCGAGGCGGTATGATGATGTTCTGATCCATCAGTTCGTTATAGATGATCGAATCCCATATCGCAGTTGTACCTAACGCATCACCGTAGTTGGTCTTTGCACCATACGACATTGTCATTACGAGCGAAATAATACCAATCTCTTGTTCTAGACGCCACACCAATTCAGTATCTTTGATGTTATAGTCAATGAACTTCTGATGATCGTGTTTATATAAAGAGTGAAGCGAACCATACTCGTCATATGACAGTTTGCGTTCACCTAGTACAACATGCGCAATATGATCTAACTTGTAGGACTCTTGTTGCCCATATGTGTTGAGAGTGAACTTCTTGAATAGGTCAAGGTAATCCAATTGCGTGATACCTTCCATATCATAGGCAATCTGGATGCGGCCGCCCATCGTAGGAATCTTTCTTTCACGAATCAATCCCCACGGCGACATCTGTTTGGTGTGATCTTCACCAATAATCTGATTCATACGATTGATCAGATAGGTGAAGTCAAATAGACGTGAGTTCCAACCAGTAGCGACATCAGGATAGTTTGACTTCCACCATCCAAGAAACGACATCAACAGATTCTTCTCGGTCTCACAATAGAAGTAATCAGCATCATACTCGCATTTGGACATGTCATACTCACCCAAGCCCCACACATAATACTTGTCACTCTGATTATTGCGCAGAGCGATTGAGATTATAGGATGCTTTGCTTGTTCTGGTTCGGGAAACCCCTCGTCAGACGCCACCTCGATATCGATATATGCCACATTGATCTGATCATAATCGAACTTCACTTCATTGGGAAAATGATTTGAAATGAACTGAGTGACGAAGTTGGACTGCCCATGCACACCAAAGTTGGGTACATCTTCATACTGTTTTATAAAGTCGGACGCTTCACGCATCGAGTCGAATTCCATCGGTTCGACAGATTTACCATAGAGCGTTTTGTATTTGCCAGTGGCACGTGAAGACTCAACGAAAAGAGTTGGTCGAAATGGCACACGATGTTGAACACGCTTGCCGCTGTCATACCCACGATAGAGTATTTTGTTCCCATGACGGGTCACATTGGTATAAAATTTCATGTAAGTATAGTATCATTATCGAAGGGGAAAGTCAAGTGGTCCGGAGTTTTTGAGCGGAACTCCGGTGAAACCGAGTCTCTTACAAACCTAGTCTTTTATGTAGTTCATCCTGCACTACGTCTTGCCCGAACACCATTTGTTCTTCGGTGATCTCGACGTATGAAACAGGTTCTTCTACTGCAAGAACGGTTTGGGTGCGCACAGGTGACAGTAGAACTGCGACTACCAGTCCCACCATCAACGTTGCTTGTATTACACCAAATAGTTTTTCTTTATTAGAATTTTGGTCCATCATTCTCCTTCAAGTTCAGATTGTGTGTTGCCAATTGGAATGAAACGGGGACGCTTCTCTTCGGGAAGAACTACTCTCAGGTCAATGACCAGTAGCCCATCCACAAAATCTGCTCCATCGACAACGACATGTTCTGATAACCTGAAGGTTCGTGTGAACTTCTTGGCTGAGATTCCTTTGTGAAGAAATTCTCGTTCCTCGTCACCTTTAGATCCTTGTACGATGAGAATACCATCTTTGACTTCAATCGACAGTTCTTCGCTCTTATAACCAGCCAGCGCAAGTTCAATCGAATAAGTTGTCTCACCGTGTTTGACCACATTGTGGGGTGGATAGAGTTTGTTGTCTGCCATTTCTGACAGGCGTTCAATCTCATTCCAAACGTGATCGAATCCAATAAAGTGTGAACGTGGAAAAGTAAATGCTTTAGTTACCATAACGGTACCTCCATTGATTATGCAAGGTTGTGTTGTATATGCGACCGGACCACCCGCATCGCACGTCTATTTATACACGATTAATATAATATCTGTAAAGTTTTACATAAAATTTAAAACGAATCGGTTCGTGTTTGGGATCAGGTAAATCACCAAACATCTCATGCATTCGCCTTATATGTTCTTGAACTTCTATCATGTATAAATATCTCTGAGTGTCACAAAAGTGACATGTAACTGTAATATAACGCTGAGAAGCGATAAGGCGTCGAGATGACGCAAGGAGAAACATATGAAACTCAAAGACAGATTCATTCTGTTTGCACCTATGGTGTTGATTTTATCAATGGTATGTGCATCGACATACGCATTCGTTCCAAAGAAAAACTTTTTGAATGATGCGTTTCTTACCGAAAATACGGTCTATCTCAAAGACAAAGAAAACAATCAGTGGCAATTAACCGCAGACTGTAACTTTGATCTAAAACTCTCGGACAGACCTGAAGTGACAATACACTCAAGAACGGTCCGAGAGGGTGTAAGAGTAACCATACGAACCGAGAACAATCTAAAAAGTTGTCGGGTCGATTCGTTGGTCAAACTCTAGGATTTATTTCCAATATTGTACTTGGGACAGAGTTCCCACTCATTCTTGTCTCGATGAGCGATGATCTTGACTTGTCTCAGCGGAGCACATTGGGCTACCTGAGACTTGTCCACAATCTGAACCAATCCCCAATCTGCTAGTAAAGTCGCAATCGTGTTACGTCGAAGAATATCGTTCTCCTCTAGGTTAGATTTTTTACCGTCCAATAAAAATAGTTCTTTAAAGTGTACGATGAAGTACCTGCCCTGCTTATGAAGAATATGGCAAGATTGAAATAATTTCTTCTCCTTCCTTGAAGCCACACCCATGCGCGTCAGTGTTTCACGCACTTTCAAGAAGTCGTCTGGCTCCAGTAATGTTACTTCTAGCATGTCTGCTGATGTCCAAATTTTGTTGTATTCCACGTGTTAGATCCTTTTATTAGTATTTTTTAGTGATCGAGGAAATCGTGTTTGAAAGGACAAATTCGTTATCATCTCATTTCTCATAATATATTTATATCACCCTATTTATCCAAAAATTGAAACGCTATGATCTATTTAGTTTTACCACCTTTACACATCTTCTCGCGAAGATGTTGTAGTTGTTCGGGTGTCAGTAGCGTTAGTGCTTGTCTGGCCTTATCGTTGCTGTAACCATAATACTCTTTTATAGTTTCAACATCGTTCTCTACATCGGGTTTGATCCACTTAGAGAACCTTTTTCGCTTCCGCACTATATTTAGTAAAAAATGAAATTGTAACTTGTTATCAACCAAATGGTATTGATTCATCAGGTTGGCACAAGCGATGGTGTCAGGGAAGTAAGATAGTGAACGATTCACCATAAAAGCCGCATAGGACTTCTCATGTAAATCGTCCACCATTATATCTTTCTTACCGTAATTGATCTCGTTAACATAATCGAATGGATTCATTACGAGAACTCCACATTCGCCATGATCTCAGTCATACACGCAACGATGTTAACCTCGTGATCAGCCACGAACGCATCTTTATACTGATAATCGGCTAGTATTAAGACGAGTTGTGGGACCGAAGCGGGTGCTACATTATCCATCATGCGATCGTAGATCCCACGAAAGATCGCCGCAGTATCAACATCGACATTATCAACAACCCACTTGCGCATCTTCTTGAAGTTTTTATCTTTCAAAGCATCAAAAAGAATCTTGTAGTTGTCGTTTTCTTCGTTATTGAGAACCGTAGACAACAACTGACCACCGATAGAGTATCGTTGGCACTCATTGATCACTCGACGCCAATCTGGAGCGTGTTTCATAATCAACTGTGCAATCAGGTCTTTGTTGTAACTCACACCCTCTTCATCAAGAATAGAGAACATGCGCTTCATGAACTGTGCACAAAGAGACTGTATCTCTTTTTTCGACGCATTGAATTCATACACGCCACATCGTGAGTGTAGAGGTTCAATGATACGATTCTTGAAATTACAAGTAAGAATGAATCGGCAGTTATTCGAAAACTCTTCGATAAAACCACGCAGAGCGGGCTGTGTCGATTGAGGATTCAAATAATCTGCCTCATCAAGGATGACGACTTTGACATCACCACCCAGTGACACACTCGAAGCAAATCGTTTGATTTTACCCCGAAGTGTATCGATGTTACCCTCTTCAGAACCGTTGACGACAATGTAGTCATAACCAAGTTCATCACAGATTGCTCGGGCAACTGTTGTTTTACCAAGACCGGCAGTACCAGTGAAAAGCATATTGGGCAGTTCACCAGACTTGACGATATTGGTAAAAGTCTCTTTAAGAGATTTTGGTAGAATAGTATCTTCTACCTTGCGAGGTCTGTATCGTTCCACCCATAAAAAATCGTTTGACATAATCACTCCGTAACATAATAAAAAAAAATTCAAATATGGTGATTACATCACAATTTATTCATCGATGTTAGAGCTCTGTGCGTCCTCTACCATTTGAATTAACTGCACACACTGATCACGCAACTGGCCAATAGTGGCTAATTCTTCACCACGAAAACCACCACGTGATGCGATTGTGTCAACAACTGCAACCGCACTTCGTGCAACACGATTTGTTAGATCAACCATTTCTTCATTCATTATTTACTCTCCGTAAGTACTAGTTTTTTCAAGTGCACACCAGTATTCAATACTGGTTTCTTTATTCACAAAATGTGAAATCAGTTTAGAGGATATTGAAACCTCATAATCTCCATCAATCATTTTCAAGTTCGAAATGTTGAAAACAAAGTTGAAGGTCTTCTCTTCTGCATCACCATCGATCTCGATAGAAAACGCATTAGAAGTTTTATCCTCATTATCTATAACAGATAATACCATCGCAGTCCCATCATACGAAACAGACATTGTACCATGACCAAGGACCGACGATGCTCGTTTGATTCGAGAAAAAGTCTCTCGATCCAAAGTGAACTTAACCTCACATTCAGGCATTATAATATCTTTTGTCGGTTTTGTCAATATGTCAGGGTCCGAATAAAAGTATTTAATCTTTGATCGCCCTGAACTATCCGAAATAAACAGATTGTTTTCATCGAAGGACAAACGAGGATTGCTCACCAATCCAAGGACATTTAGAAACTCACCGAGGTCATAGATACCAAATGACTTGGGGAACTCTACATCAAGGGATGCGCTACTCAGAACAGTCTTAGCCTCAGATACAGTCTTGACTTTGTTACCTTCCTCGATAACAATGTTTGGGTTAATTGTCGCATAGTTCTTCAGAACAGACAAGGTTTTTTCAGTTAATTCCATAATAATGTCCTATAGTTTTTACAGTTGATGTACCTATTGTACATAAGATTAAACAGTTTGTCAACCAATTTTTGAGAAATTTTTCGATTTAACAAATTCGATTTTCGAGTCGAACTTACCTTCTAACAACTCACCTTTGTGAGATATAATGAAAACACTTGTATCTTCGTCGAGTGTATCCAAGATTTGTGTAAGGTTATCCACACCTTCCGCATCAAGAGACGAATCAAAAGTCTCATCAAGAATCAACAGATTTGTTGCTACCGAATTCTTCATTTTGGCCACCTGTCTCCAAGTGAACAGGAGAGCCAAATCGATGCGTTGTTTCTCGCCTTCTGAAAACGAATCATATGAAAATGCGTCACGGTGTCGAGACTTGATCGTTTCCTTGAATGTGTCGTCTAGGTGGAAAGACACAAAGAAGTCGAGCACTTGGAGATACTTGTTGACAAGATTATTGATCACAGGCAGATATTGCTTGATGATCTTGGTCTTGATACCCGTATCTTTCAACAGTTCGGTAATGACTGCATTGTATGCACCGTCATCTACCAGTTGCATTCTCTCATCGGTCAATGCAATTTTAGTCTCAGTGTATTTGTCAAGTTGTTCTAATGACTCATCGACGTTACCAGTTTCTTCGTCCACTCGTTGGATCTCTTCCTGCAATCGAGTGATACGTGACTGTACCTGATTGATCTCAACGTTGATCTCGTACTCAGCACGAATCTGATCTTGAATCTTTTCGAGTTGTTCGTTTACACTAGCCAGTTGTTCGTTGAACTGCTCGATTTTTGAGTTTGCTTCTTTTCGTCCCTGTTCGAACTGGTCAAACTTTGATCGGGCTGATTGTGTTTTCTCCGATTTAAGTTCTTCTCCAATACCTTGATCACAGGTGGGACACGTGTCGTTACTTTCATAAAACTTTATCTCTTTCTGTAACTCTTTCTGTTTGATCTTGAATTGGTGGTCATACTTTTCAATTTCTCGGAGTTTTCGATTGAGTGATTCGATCTCCAGTTTATAACTTTCAGATTCGCTCTCTTGGATCCCACTCTTCTTTTTCTCCAAAGCATCAATCTGTACAGTACAATCTTGAATTTCTGCCAGTCGGTCAGAACGTTGTGCTTTGGCGAGATTCTGTAACTTCTGAACATATTTTTGTTGAGTACTGATCTTTTCATTTATCAATTCCAGTTCACTACGGTTTGCTCGATCACGTTCTTTGAGAATAGATACACGTTCTTTCAGAATACCATTCATCTTTGAGAAGACGTTGATATCCAACAGATCTTCGATCACTTCACGACGATGCTGTGCAGGCAGTTGCATGAACGGAATAAACGAACTGCTACCCAGTACAACGATCTGGTGAAACGATTTATGATTTAGTTTCAGAATGTTCTGTTCGAGAAGTTTCTGATACTCTTTGTTATGACTGTCTTGATTGACCAGTGTACCGTCTTTCCATATCTCAAACTTATTGGGTTTGACACCTCGTACAATCTTATACTTTGACGGACCAATCTCAAACTCGACTTCAACAACCATTGCTTTGTTATTGATAGAGTTTACTAATTGGGCTTTCGTAATGTTACGATGTGCCTTTCCAAAAAGGGCAAATGACAACGCATCGAGCATTGTCGATTTGCCAGCACCGTTCTGACCTACGACCAGTGTGGACCTAGAACGGTTGAGAGAGATTTCTGTAAAGTTATCACCCGTAGACAAGAAGTTACGGTATCGAAGATCTGTAAAACGTATTGTCATACTAATTCCAAGGTTTGTGCTTCTATCATCAGTTCATGTACCATCGACTTGATACGATCCTTATCGAGAGATGTTTCTACTGCATCGATATACGAGTAGAGTAAATCTTCAGTAGAGTCAACTGATATTTTCTCATCTTCTACTGACCCACCACGAAACTCTTCGAAGTTCTCTGCGATCTTCAGTTCATGAATTCGTTTGGACTGTAGTCGAGTAACAAAATGATCAAACAGTTTCGGATCGCTCTTGTTCACCACAATCAACTTGACAAACTTGTCAGTTACATTGGGTAGTTTACCCGTGCGATACTTGAACTCTGCTTTGTCGACGGTGTCATCATAGTACACTTTCTCGAACAGTGTAACAGTATTTTGTACCGGTGTCAACTCTCGTGTATCTGTATCGAACACGTGAAAGTATTTTGGATCGTGTGCATCTGACCAAAAGAACTCCATCTGTGAACCAAGATAATGAATGTTACCTATGTTCGACCGAGTATGAAAGTGACCAGACAACACCACATCAAATCGATTGAATGCAGATGCGGACATACCATGCGTACACGGTATACCTGCTTGCATCTCAAACCCTTCAAGTTCAAGGTGAGCACCAACCACAGGCGCTTTACACTTCTGAATGAACTTCAACGACTCTTCTTCATTCTCATCATTGATCCATGGAATCAGAGCCATGTCCATACCATCATAGTTCACGACCATTGGTTTCTCAATGATGCGAACCTCTTCCATGTAATGTCCAAGGAGTTCTTTCAATGAATTCAAATCATTTGTATTCTTGTAGAAGACATCGTGGTTACCTGGAATGATATCCATGTGTATCTTATACTCACGCAACTTCTCTAGAAAGATTTTGCGATTGTGTTCCAATGCTTTGAAGTTGATGAACTTACGATTGTCATAGTAGTCACCAAGATGTAGAATCTTGGTGATACCATTCTCAAGCAGATAAGGAAAGAACACCTCTGAATAGAAGCGTTCTTGATAATTCATCATCACTTCGGAACTGTTACGAATTCCGCAATGCGTATCCGAAATTATAGCAATCTTCACAATATGTCACCTAAGTTATATTTCACAAACTTATACTTTGATATTCCAGTTTGATTTTTCAAATCATCCCATCCATAATATATCTTACCATTATACATTATTTTTTTGAGTAATGCAAGTCTTGCGGCTTGAGCACCTTTTTTCGATCTTTCTATGTGTTTTTGCCAACCTTCCGGCGTTGCAAGTATCTTTTTATATCCAGCAACCATTTTGTCAGTAGCAGTTTTTTTACAACGATTTTTCCAACTCTTTTTGCCTGCTTCTGATTTATAATGTTTATGTCGACCTTCAGAGTGAGCCTTTCTTTGAATTTCACCACCATAAAATATATTGAGTTCACCTTTTGGGGCACCCCATGAAGTTCTTACTTCGTCAGTTACATGTTCATCGATATCGTCATAATCGACATGAACATATTCGAGATCTGATTCTTCGGGTAAATATTGAGAAATATCGATCGATGAATATTTTTCTATGAGTGTATAAATATCTTTAGACATGACGCTTCTCCTTACAGTTGCGTTGTGTTTAGAAGGGGTATGTGTTGGTAGCACTGCCCCTTTGTCTTATCTATTTATACAAATGGAGATTTCAACGGCTACTTCATATTATTCTAAAAATTCAGATAGATCCGAGTCTACACCACGTGCTTTTCTTTTCTTTTTTTCGGCTTTAGAATAGTCACGAAATGCACGGTCGTTTTATCGAACAACATCGATTCGCTCTCTCAACTCATCAACGAAGGCTTGAGTTTGTCTAACGGCTTCGTCGTTCTGTATCTCTTCTGACACAAGTTCCGACAATCCAGATTCAGACAAATATCTCATCTTGATATCTTGTTGCCGTTTTTCTTTCTCGATCCGACGAAGAAATGCGTACCATGCGATCTGCGTAAAGTATGCAAACGCATTGGGTTTTCCTGTACGTGTTGCTGTTTCGAGATTATAGTTGTCGATGGCTTTCAGACAATTCTCCACAGCGTCCATCACCATCTCCTCTCGATAGGTGTATCGAACGAAGTTTGCCTTATGGGATAATCCTTCGGCTATCTTTAGGAAACATTCTGCGATATAATTGGTGACGACAGGTATGGGATTACCCTTTTCTTTTTCATCACGAGCATGTTGGACATAATCGACTACAGCCTGAGAAAAGTCTGCATTGTTGACGTAATGTGGTTTTTCTTTTGGTTTCATTGTATTACTCTCACTTTGAATGTTTACACATTATACTACATAAAAAAAGTTTTGTCAAACACTTGACAGATTATAAAAGTGACGTTATAATGTACTAAGAAGTACCAAAGAAACCGCTAATGAATCTTATCATCCTTGTTCGGAAAGGAAACCACGTTAGATATGGATGATAGCGAATCACTATCCCCGACAGTGAACTTTGAGAAAAGATTTTCTAGTTGTTTCATATTCTTTTCCATTTCTTGTTTGAAACTTTCTTCTCTAAGTTCTGCGCCGCGATGCATTTCACTGACAGCATAATTATACTGTCGAACTAAATGTTCATTTGGTCTTGCAGTACTTATAACATGATCAGAATTGATAATAAAACATTCATTAGCAGATTCGATATAATGCATCCAAGGTTTGAAAACATAAAGACGTTCGCCTTCATAATCACCTAGTAGGATCGCCATGGCATCTCGAACAATAATGTCAGATTTATTCTCTTTGTCAGGCCACTCTAAAACTTCACAAATAATTTCGCTACCACTACTAAGACGAAAATGTGCTAAATCTTTAAGAAATATATTTTCATCCATTATACACTCACCTTATAAATCTTATAGTTGAATTTTTCTTTTGCATAAATTTTTATGCGTTCCCCACTATGTAGTAGTGTAAAATTCTTCTTGGATTTCCAATGCAGATCATCTGCTATATCATACAGTTTGGTTGTTGAACCATCATCTGACTTTCTCAGTCCTCGTCCGATCGATTGCAGCACTCGAATCTGGCTTTTCGACGGACTTGCGAAAATGATGTTGTGAATGTTACGAATATTGATTCCAGTCGAGAAAGTACCCAAAGAAGCAAGGATAATACTATTAGACTGTTTTTCGACGATTGCACGGACTGCTTCTCGATCGTTGGTTTTTGTTTCTCCACTGACATAATATAACCTCTGCCCTTCTTTGAGTTTAGATTCGATCAGATCCCGAAGCACCTTACCGTGACGATCCACCAAGTTGAACAGAACAAGTGTATTTCCCTCTTGACTCGTTGCAAGATTTGAGATAAACTTATTTCGTTTCTCGTAGGTAACAATGAAGTCGATTTCATCATGATACGTTCTTCCTTCAGTCAGTCTTCGATACTGCTCTTCATATTCAAGCAGTATTATATCTATATCTAATTGAGCAAGAGTGTTTTTCTGTTGAAGTTCGTATGTCGTTGTGACTTGTTTCTTTGGACCAAACAGACCCTCAAGAACAAGTTCATTGACTTGAGTACCGTCCAGTGTTCCTGTCGTACCCCAGCGAAACTCTGCATTCTTCGCTTTGTTCATAATGGACGACAAAGACTTTGCTTTAAAACCATGCACTTCATCACCAAAGATTGCACCAAACTCGGCGAACCAGACTGGATGTAATCGATAAACGGATTGCCATGTCGTAATAATGACTCGTTTGTCTGTCTCTTTATCTTTACCAGAATATATTTTGTGACAGTTACTTTCAACATCATACCCATAGTCGTTAAAATCAGCGTAGAGCTGTTCCACCAAAGATGTTGTGGGTACGACAATCAATGCCTTCTTGTCACGATTCTCTAGATACCAACGAAGCATCAGATAAATGATGAACGATTTACCTGAACCTGTCGGTGATATTAGAATAGACCGTTTATTCTCGATACCATAGGTAATAGCATCATATTGGTAATCGCGGGGTTTGAAAGGTAGTTCGAGAGTATCGAACCACTGCATAGTTTGCATGTGATTAATTTTAACTTTATCATAAGGAAAACCATACGGTCCTTCTTCTATTTTTATTCCATATCCGCGATCCATCGCGAACCGTTTGATCGACCAATACAGACCCGCATTAATCTGACCTGTGTTACGATCTAAAAGTCTTATTTTTCCATCCCAAATTCGCTTCTTTACTATGGGCATATATTTCGCACCTTCAACTTCGAAGGTGAAGTACTCAGACATTTCATGAACAATGTGAGGTGAACATTCAACAAGTTGAAGCATTGCATAGTCTTTCATTTTTAGTTTTATTATTTCCATTTACAATTCTCAAAATGCCATCGTTTCATGTTACCATAATTTCCAGTCTTATTGCAGTGCGGACACTCCAGCATTTTTTTATTAAGACTGGATGTATTATCTGCTGGAGGAGACCAAGTGCCTACCCGTATCTTTTTTACATTATGTTGGTGCCAATCCCGCTGATATCTCTCTCTAGCTTTTTGTAGATTAGTTAAATCTTGTAAACCTGATTTGCCCTTGTTCCATGGGATATTACCCTTCTTGAAAGATGTTGGCGTAACACCTCCCCACCCTTGGAGTTTTTCATCTTCAACATCAATATCATCATAATCAATTTCAATTGGTTCAATGTCAGATAAATCGGGCAAATACTGAGAAATATCGATCGATGAATATTTTTCTATGAGTGTATAAATATCTTTAGACATGACGCTTCTCCTTTCAGTTGCGTTGTGTTTAGAAGGGGTATGTGCTGGTAACACTGCCCCTTTGTCATATCTATTTATACAAATCAAGTATTAGAATCCTGCCTCGAAACGTTTCCAATCGATCATGTTCTTTATCGTCGAATGTCGCCATTTGATATTATCCATAATCTCTTTCAATGTCTCAACTATTGTAGTTTGATATACTATTTTAGCCTCACTTTCTTTTATTTCCTTATCGGTTTCATAATAATATTCTTTTTCTTTGTTTGTTCGGACTGTAAGGCCATCGAAAGGATCATATTTCCATCCTCGAAGATCGATTTCTTCTTTAGACATTTTTCCTTCGTAATACATA